TTTTTTTTTTCCCGCATAAGACGGCTTACCCTATCAACATGCGTGCCTGGACTTCAGCCGTGTGCTCCTCCGATCTGATCATGCCACGCGCAAGAAGCGGAACTTTCCGCTTCCCGCGCCTCCAGCTTTCGCTACCGGTCTCTCCCCGCGGGTGGAACGCCCATGCAAACATGCAGGCCGTCCACCCACTGACGAAACCAGCGCGGCACCGAGTGGTGCAGCTGGAAAGCGAGATCTCCAGAACGTCCGAATGTCCACGGACTTCTGGAAGGCGTTCATGGTGGCCACCGCAGCCGCGATGGCCGGCCGCCCCCGGTTCGATTTGGGGCGGCCCTCGGGATTGAACGCCTGGAATTCACTACAGGCTCTGTACCGATGGTTCCATCGGACCACGGCCATGTCCGGCGCCGCACACGTGGCGCAGCGACTGAAGGACTTTGCAGCAGATTGCCGGCTTTCCGCCATCAAGTGTCTCCCTGTCCCAGAGTCCCGTTTCACACGGGTTTTCGGAGGACCCCTCGGGGCCATCCGTCGGGCATTGGAGACTGGCGAGCGCACGAAGAAGCAGCGTGACATCGTCATGCAGCTCTCGTACATCGGCCGATCACTGCCGAAAGGGCGAAAGGACAAAGAGGGTAAGCGTGCCCTCCAAGATCACTTCGAAGCCCTAACCAGCCGTGGACCCCCTCTCTCCGCAGGCCGCCGAGAAGAATTGGCAGCCTTTGCGGAGGAGTGGGCGAACCAGCACCTCCAACCCTTCGCCCCCCACCTCGAATTCGACCCTACCATTGGGGCCTGCCTCGAGGTCTCGAGAGCGAAGGGCGGTCTAGGTTCCTACCTGCACCGTTCGATGCAGGAGGCCCAGAAGCCCCTCACTGCCTCCCTTCCTCCTCCGCCGATGACGCCAGACATGCTGGCCATCTGGGACGCTAAACCGCCTGAGGTTCAGGCCCTGTTCCTGGCGACTGGCCAGGCAACCGGCCTCCCCGTCAGCGACCACGTCCGCAGACTCGCAGAGGAGATGAAAGACGATCCTCGCGTCAAGCGAGGGATCGAACGGAGACAGGATGCTACAGCGGCCCTCAAGCGGTTGACAACGTATCCCGCTGCTGAGGACGACCGAGCACTCCGCTCGCACGGCAGACTTGCCGTCTACCTGGCCAGTCAGCTTGGCTCCGAAGAGCCGAAAGCACAGGCCGTTGTTGTATGCGAGCGAGGGATGAAGGTGCGCGTGGTAACAAAGAGCCCAGGAGCACTGGTGGCCCTTGGCCACCTAGCACGGCGTTGGATGGCGGAGGGACTCCGCAAGGATCCCTCTATCCGGATGGTCCTTGAAGGTGACCATCGTGAAGCCGTGGAGAAGATGCTAGAAGGCGGGATTCGCCCCACCGACGTCGTGGTCTCTTCAGACCTCAAGTCGGCGACGGACCTCATTTCCCGCGAGACCTACGAGGCCCTCTGGGAAGGCATCGCTCGGTCGGTCCCAGGTCGCACCCTGCCACCATCTGTGGCTCGAGCGGTCGACCTATGCTTGGGACCCCAAGTAATCGAGTACCCCGACCTAGGTCGTTTCGGGCGCACCAAGCGTGGCGCGCTCATGGGTCTCCCGACAACCTGGTTCTTCCTGTGCCTGGCCAACCTGTCATGGTGGACCCTGGCACATAAGCATCTCTCGAAGCGCTGCCGTCGCGTCACCATCTGTGGTGACGACTTGGTCGGCGCTTCCGCTCCTGAGGTAGTGGAACGATACGAGCAGCTAGCCGTGGAGTGTGGCGCGAAGTTCTCGAGTGCGGTGAAGCACGTGAAGACCACAGAAGGTGGCGTCTTCACGGAGGAGGTCTTCTTCATGAAGAAGGCTCTAAATGAGGGAGGCCGTCGCCAGCTGGAACGCTGGTCTGAGGCCTTCCCCACAAGAGGCCTCCTCGGGACCATGAGGTCCGACCGCACAGGACGTGAGGACCCTTACTGGATGTCATTGGGTCCCGCCCTCGAAAACATGATGGCTCACCGCCAACCCCGTGCACGGCGCGCAATGTTGTGCGCACTCCATGCCTCTCACCCGGAATTCCGGTCATTCTTACGTGAGCACGGCCTCAAGGGCCTGCTCCACGTACCGAGAGTCTTCGGTGGCTTGGGGATCCCTCATGTCGACCGCCTCTGGGACTTCACAGTCCGCTCTGAGGCCGTCCACATTCGAGCTGCCCTTGCCCTGAGTGCAGGCTCGGCCTGGGATTCGGACCTCACGGTCCTGTCCAGGCCTTACAGCCTCACCCCCTACACGACTCTCCCGGTTCGTCGGGTGGCTGGGGAAATGGCGTCAGCCGCTGTGGCCGGACGCTGGGCAATCCGCAAGCGGACTTCCCAGCGCCCCCCTGGGTTCTACGATTACCCTGGTCCTGTTCAGGACCTTATTGGGAAAATCGAGGGTAACTGCGCCCGCGACATGTTCTTCGCATGCGAGGCAAGCCTCCCGTCCGTCAAGCCAGTTCGGCACGACGGGACAGTGGCACGTCGCCTCCGCAACGATTTGTCAGCGGCCTTCCGGAAGGTCGTCACCGCCCAAGGTGGCTGGACCTGTGGAAAGACAGTAACCCTCAACTGGGCCACACAGCTAGCCAAATTGCAGGAAGTGGAGGACAGTCGGGTCGCCATGTACAATCCGGCGACGGTACCCAAGAAGTGGGTCCTCGACTATGACGTCCTCCTGCGAAT